CTTTATGAAATATATTTACCATGAGCGTGAAAATCGATCTCATGGATTTCTTTCAAATGTAACTCAAGCAAAACTTACTGAAGGTAATGGTAGTGTTAAAGATCCCGAGGTTAATGTTTCTCGTTTGATCTCATTGTATAATGAGTTTTGTGAAAAAGTTATAAGAGCAAAGATTCCAACCAATAATAAACATGCTATTGGTTACTCATCAAATGAGTATCTTACTTTTATTAAAAATTCTCCAGTAATTATTCGTACTCGGGTAGATGAAGTATCCACTATATGTGTCTAATATCACGAACAAGTAACTTTACTGGCAGGGAGGGGGTTGACACCCCCCTTTTTTGTAATAAATATTCAACGACACTGGAGATACTTTGATGGTTAAGGAGGTGCTTGGTGTGCATCACATTGCCGAGTTGTGTGAATGTAATGCAGATCTTTTAAACGACTCACAATTCATCAGCACTTCCCTTAGGCAAGCAGTAGAACATGCTAACGCAACGTTGATTCAAGAAGTTAAATACGAATTCACGCCACAGGGAATCACTGCCGTCTGTTTGCTATCAGAGAGTCATATCAGTATTCATACTTGGCCAGAAAAAGGTTATGCTGCGGTAGATATTTTTACATGTGGCGACCATACAGTACCAGACGTTGCTTGCAGATTCATGGCAGATGTGTTAGAATCAAAGCATCCAATATTTACAATACTAAAACGAGGAATTTGATGGAAATCACTGCATATACATTGGTTGGATGTTCTCATTGCAAAATTCTTAGAGAATTGTTTAAGAGAGCGAAAACAGAATACACCGAGATCATGGTGAAAAGAGATATGACACTTGAGAATTTTAGCGAGTTGTATCCACACGTTAGTTCTTTTCCGTTTGTTGTGATTGATGGTAAAGAAGTTGGTGATATTGTCGCCGCCGTCAAACTTTTTGTTGCCAAAGGATTAGTATCAAGTTCAAAAAAATCTACATGACATAGAGGATAATGAGCGAAATCATATATGATATTGTAAATAGTGCAATTGATATTGCTTTCACTAAAGATAAGTATCAATTAAATTTGTATGAATATTTAACATTTCAGAATGCAAAACGTAAAGAGGTTCTTTCATTTTTAGAATCAAATCTTGGTAGAGCTCTTGTTAATCAAGTTGAAGAACTTGATATGTATTTAAATGGAGGAAGCGGAGAACAAATTTTAAAAGCAGCATATGGTTGGATGGGTAAACCCAGAGTCAGAAAGATTAGAAACTATTTGAATCAGATTATTCAAGATGCTAAAGATTATGAGCAATCAAAAAAACCAGGCAGAAAAAAAAGGGCAAGAATTACAAATAAATAAAGGTATAGAATTCATGTTGCGTAGGAGGGTTGATAAGGTCAAACCTAAACATGGATTAAATTTAAATAAAACATTCAACCTCCTACGCAGAACATTTAATTTACATTTGGAGTTTTCTTGGGAGGTTGACAAACCAACAAGGGAGTAGTAAAATGGAATCAGCAACACCATACATCCTATTCTTTTCTGGAATAGGAATCGTAGGATCTTTTATGATTGGTTTAATGATTGGATGGTTCGGAAACGATATCATTTATGCATTCCTCAACAAAAATAGGATTGTTCCTATGCATCCAGAAATGTTTGATGAGAATGGTCAACTAATTCCCGACGAAATTGTGGCGGTTCGCTTTGAGAATTCTGAAGATCTTGATGAGTACGACAACGAGGACTAAATGATTCTTATTGATATGAATCAGATTATGATTAGTAATCTGATGATGCAATTGAAAGGAGACACTTTAAATGAAAACCTTGTACGACACATGGTTATCACTGCGCTACGTTCTTTTGAAAAACAATATTTTCCTGAGTATGGTGAGGTTGTTCTTGCTTATGACAGCAAGCATTACTGGCGCAAAGAAGTTTTTCCATACTACAAACAAAATAGAAAGAAAGATCGAGAGGCATCCAATTTAGATTGGAATGCAATCTTCGAAGTGTTGAATAAAATCCGTGACGAAATTAAAATTTATTTTCCATACAAAGTTGTTGAAGTATATGGTGCTGAAGCAGATGATGTTATCAGTACTCTTACTATCTACCAAGCCTATTTTAACATTAAGTTGGAGAAGGAAGGTAATCAAGGCAATCAAGTTTTGATTCTTTCGGGAGATAAAGATTTTATTCAATTACAGAAGTATCCTTTTGTAAAACAATACAATCCTATTCTTAAGAAAGAAATCAAACACGACAACCCCAAAAAGTATCTTCAAGAACATATCATTAAAGGAGATAAGTCAGATGGTATACCTAATTTCCTATCTGACGACGATACATTTGTGGTAAACAAAAGACAGAAACCTATAAGTAAAAAAAACTTAGAACGATGGGTTAATCAAGGTCCATTGGATTTCTGTAGAACCTTTGAAGAAAAAACAAATTATATGAGGAATAAGAAACTGATTGATATGGAACTAGTTCCAGAATCTCTTTCAATTGAAATTGTTAATTATTATAAGACACTAAATAATTCTGAGAAGAAAGTTCCACTGGAATACTTTCAACAACATCAGCTCACGAAACTGATGGAAGAATTTGTATTTCGCAATACTAAACCGCATTTTGAGGTAAAATAAAATGGCAGTCAAAACATACCGACCTTTGATTTCGGAAATTCTTCGCAAAACAAATAATGCGAAGACAAAAGAAGAAAAGAAAAGAATTCTATTGGATAACAATAGTCAGACACTTCGTAGCTTGTTCATCTGGAATTATGACGAAAGTGTAGTGTCGATGTTACCAGAAGGTGAAGTTCCTTACACGCCCAATCCAGCACCAGAAGGAACTGATAATATTAAACTTGAGCACGAAGGTAAAAAATTGTTTTACTTTGTGAAGGGTGGTGCAGATAATATCTCTCAGTCCAAGCGTGAGCAGATGTTTCTTGCCATGCTTGAGAGTATGCATCCAGATGAAGCAGAAGTTTTGTGTCTGGTTAAGGATAAGAAACTGCAGAGCAAGTATAATCGCATCTCTCGTGTTCTGATTGAAGAAACTTTCCCTCAGATTCGGTGGGGGAATCGCTCTTGAGCATCATAATTTTACATCAAAATTGTGATCCAGCATTAGCTCAAGATAGAACATTACCATATAATACATATATTGTAAAGTACCAATCATCCGAAGATGAATTCTGTTATGATTTAATTATTTCAAATAAACAAATGGATATATTTGATTTTTATTGGGATAAATATCGTGATGGAATCAAAGGTTGGAAACAATCTGAAGGTCGTGTCAATCCAAAACTATGGGAGGCACAAGCAAAAAATAAAAAAGGGTAAATCACAATGATTATCACAACTGCTGCTAGAATACAATCACTTTCATATCTTCTAGCTAAAGATACAACAGTAAAGACACTTACTTTACGTTTGTTTTCTAACAATATTACTGTTACTGAAACAACTAAAGAAACTGAATTGACTGAACTTACTTTGACTAATGGTTATTCTGCAAAAGCACTTACTGGATCTTCGTGGTCTGCAAGTGTTACTGGATCTAGTTTTACTTATCCAACTGTGACATGGACGTTTACAGGACCAAATGGAAACGTTTATGGTTATTATGTAACTAATTCTGCCGGATCATTAATTTTGGCGGAGAAATTTCCTTCTGGACCGTATAATGTACAAAACAACGGTGATATAATTAATGTAAACCTAACACTACAAATGGTGTAATTTATGGATGAACAATTTGAACCAGATGCATCTACAGTCACTGTAGATGTTACTAATGCAACCGAAGAAATAATTGAAAACAACGAACCTCCAATTGAGTATGTGGAGCGCAATCTGTTTTATGCCAATGATGCTTTGACACCACCACCCCCATCAGCATCACAAGCAGACAAGAAAAAATATCAACAGATTAAAAAATCAGTAAAAAGATTGCGTAAACTAGAAAAAAATCCTCTCTTTATTGTACAAATGATGGACCTGAAAGCACAACAAAAAATTCTTGATGAGATGAATGATGAAGGTTAAATTCGTTTCCGTAACTCCAGATGCAGAAAAGACAATGGCATATGTTGCTAGAGTGTCTAACCCTAGTAATCAAGATAACGAGAACTATGCAGGGTTATTGCGTTATTGCATTAAGCATAATCATTGGTCTGTATTTGAGCAATCTCATATGACACTGGAGATTGAAACCAACCGTGGCATCGCAGCTCAAATCTTACGCCACCGCTCGTTTACATTCCAAGAATTTTCACAACGCTATGCAGATACTAATCTCTTAGCAGCAGACATCCCAATTCCAGAGTTGCGTCGTCAGGATACAAAGAATCGTCAAAATTCTACTGATGACCTTGAGGAAGAAAAAATATTTGCCATGAATAAAATGATACAAGATTTGTTTCGTGATGCTCAAGATGTATATAATTTTCTATTGACTCAGGGAGTTGCTAAGGAATGTGCAAGGTTTGTGTTGCCTTTAGCAACTCCAACCAAAATTTATATGACTGGCTCATGTAGGTCGTGGATACACTATATCGATTTGCGCTCTGCCCACGGCACCCAAAAAGAGCACATGCAAATCGCCGAAGCATGTAAAAAAATTTTTAAGCAACAGTTTTCAACGGTTGCGGAAGCACTGGAATGGTGATATAATGGTAGTAGAGAACATAAATTTATGAATATCTTATGAATATCTTCTATCTTAGTTACGATCCAAGAACTTGTGCCGCCGAGCATTGTGATAAGCATGTAGTAAAAATGATTGTTGAGTATGCTCAACTTCTTTCCACTGCTCATCGTGTGCTTGACGGCATTCCTTATAAGGAAAAATCTCCTAAAGGTAAAATCGTACAACGATATATGTTACCTAATCCCAGAGAGAATGTTTTGTATAAAGCATGTCACATAAATCACCCATCGGCATTGTGGACAAGACAATCTACGTCACACTATCGTTGGTTGTTTGACTTGTTTCAGCATTGTTGTATAGAATATACACGACGCTACAAAAACTATCACAGCACAGAAAGTTTAATCAGTTATCTTTGGGTGCCACCATTCAACATTTCTAACGCTGGGTGGATTGATCCACCCCCAGCGATGCCAGATAAATACAAAGTACCTGAAGATTCAATTCAGTCGTACCGTAATTATTATATTGGAGACAAAATTTCTTTTGCAAAATGGAAATCTCCAGCAACAATTCCATCATGGTTTATTGAAGATGCCAACTTACAGATTCAAAGATAATAACACAGGTGAAGAGTTTGAGAAATGGATGTCTATGGCGGATAGGAAGCCCTACCTTGCCAAAAACCCACACATCACGCAAATGCCTACCATTTTACACGCAGTTTCTGAAGTAGGAAACTGGCAAAATAAAACTTCAAGCGATTGGAAACATATTATCAATCGTGCTGCTGATACCCCTGGTTCTAATATTAATCGTCTCTAATTATGCCTGTAAGAAATCGTAAATCAAAGCAAGTTATTCCAAATGGAATAAGCATTAAGCAAATAAAGCGAAAGAAACCAATCAATAATGATACTTTCGCTAAAGATATTGAACCATTAACAGAATCTCAAACTAAAATGTTTGAGGCATGGGAAAATGATAAGCATTTATTTGCTTATGGTGCTGCTGGTACAGGTAAAACATTCGTTGCACTTTACTTAGCACTGAAAGATGTTTTGAATGAGAACACTCCATACGAAAAGGTTTATATTGTTCGCTCACTCGTAGCAACTCGTGAGATTGGTTTTCTTCCTGGTGATCATGAAGACAAGTCATCGCTTTATCAGATTCCATATAAGAATATGGTAAAGTATATGTTTGAACTTCCTACTGAAGAAGAGTTTGAACTTCTCTATGGTCGTCTTAAGACGCAAGGAACTATCAGTTTCTGGTCTACGTCGTTCCTTCGTGGTACTACAATGGACAACTGCATCATTCTTGTGGATGAAATGCAAAATCTTAATTTCCATGAACTTGATTCGATCATCACTCGTGTTGGTCAAGATTGTAAAATCATGTTCTGCGGTGACGTTCAACAAACAGATCTTGTACGTATCAATGAACGCAACGGTATTTTAGATTTTCAAAAGATTATCTCAACAATGGAAGAATTTGAATTGATTGAGTTTGGTGTGCAAGATATTGTTCGCTCTGGTTTTGTTCGTTCTTATCTAATTAGTAAAATTAATTTAGGATTCTAAATGTTTATTCATTCTTCGTTATTCGCCCCCATTGAGTTGGAACCAATCATGGTAGATGATCGCAGAGTTTATTCTGTACCTTCTGGTGGTAAGTATCCATCTATTACAACTGTTCTTGGGGTGTGCCCGAAGAAGAAAAAAACTTTGAGCGAATGGAAGCAGCGTGTCGGTTATGATAAGGCACAGGCAATTTCAACTCGTGCTGCTACTCGTGGCACAAACTTTCACAAGATGGTTGAAGATTTCCTTAATAACTGCTATAATGAGAGTAACTTCAAAGGGAACCCTCTTCCCCTTATGATGTTTAAAAATGCTGTTTCAACTTTGAATAGAATCACACAGGTCTATTTACAGGAAGCAACATTATATTCTGACCATTTGGAAGTGGCTGGGCGAGTTGACTGTATTGGTGAGTTTGACGGTGTTCCATCTATTATTGATTTCAAAACTTCTAAAGAAGCAAAGAAAGAAGAATGGATGAAAGATTATTACATTCAAGAAACTGTATATGGTTGCATGTTTTATGAAATGTATAAGACACGCACAAAACAACTTGTCACTATCGTTGCATGTGAAGATGGCGACACCCAAGTTGTCATCAAAAAACCAGAGAAATATTTTCTCGAACGCTTTATAGAACTACGCTCACTCTACCAGGAAATTTATGGAGGATAATATTTTTGAGGATAAATTTATGACTGTTACAAAATTTTCTTCGGAAGTTGAGACACTTGTAAACAGTGATTCTATGGGTTATATTGATGCTATCATTCATTACTGTGACATCAACGATATCGAACTAGAAACTGTTCCCAAGTTGATTTCAAAACCGTTGAAAGAAAAACTAAAACACGAAGCTCAACAACTAAACTTCATTAAAAAAACATCTCGTGCCAAACTATTACTAGTATGACTGACTTTTTTGATTCTGATATTGTTCGTGAAGAAGTAAAAGAAATGGAGCGTCTTCAAATGGAAGCAATGAAAATGACTCTTGCTAATCCATTTAATAATTCACAGGAAGATCAATTAAAGTATATTCATACTGTTCGGGCACTGGTGGAGAAGCAGCAGATCTTCTACACCCGCCTAAAGCTCTTAGATGACCCCAAGGCGATTGAGATGTGCGAACAGATTGAGCAGGGTGCCAAGATTCTCTACGGACAGTGGGAGACCGCTGACGTGCTCTCCACGATGCGTGAGATGCTTGCTAAGCTGGACGAGTTTGAAAAAAAAATCGAGGCAGAGGGTTGACACCAATCTCTGCCTGTGTTATTATGTTTAAGTGATGAGGTGTCACACAAACCAAATCTAAAAAAATCCGAGGTAATCCTATGTCTTTCGCTGATCTTAAGCGTAAATCTCAAAACTCCTTTGCTTCTTTGACAAAAGAACTTGAGAAAGCAAATTCTACTTCCAGTGCTGATGAGCGTTTCTGGAAACCTAGCGTTGACGCCGCTGGTAATGGGTTCGCTGTTATTCGTTTTCTCCCCGCTCCCGATGGGGAGGACATTCCGTTTGTTAAACTATATTCTCACGCATTTCAAGGTGATGGTGGTTGGTACATTGAGAACTCTCTGACTACTCTTGGTCAGAAAGATCCTGTCGGTGAAGTCAACCGTAAACTGTGGAACAGCGGTCGTGATGCTGATAAAGAAATTGCTCGTAAGCAGAAGCGCAAGCTATCTTACCATGCCAACATCTATGTGGTGAGCGATAAAGCAAACCCCCAGAATGAAGGTAAGGTGTTTTTGTATAAGTTCGGTAAGAAAATCTTTGACAAGATTACTGCCGCCATGCAACCTGAGTTTGAAGACGAAATTCCTGTAAATCCTTTTCACCTGTGGGAAGGTGCCAACTTCAAACTGAAGATCACCAACGTTGCTGGTTATTGGAACTACGACAAGTCCGAGTTTGCTGCTCCTTCTGCTCTTGCTGCAGATGATTCTCAACTTGAAAAGATCTGGAGTCAAACATATTCGTTACAAGCGTTTATGTCTCCTGATAACTTCAAGTCCTATGAAGAACTTGAAGAACGTTTGAATCTGGTGCTTGGTATCACTCAAACCCCCGCTGCTGCTCGTGCTGCTCAGGTGACTCGTGTGATGGATGTGGAAGAGGACGAAGAGTTCGTGCCTCTCCCACTACCTTCTCCCCGTGAACCTGCCCTGCCTAAGGTTTCAGTCGCCGCTAATGCAGATGAGGATGAAGATGATGCTCTTAGCTACTTCGCTCGTCTCGCTGAAGAGGACTGAGTAAACTAAACAAAACGATGGGGGGTCTAAACCCCCCTTTTTTATTTGCCAGATTTTTTAGTTTTCTTATCGATGTATGATGAGGATACCGCATAAGTCATACCAGCATCGAATTGAGAAATAAATTCTTGTACAAACTGTGGTTTGAGAATGTACATTTCTCTACGCTTGTCGTTTAATTGCTGTTCGTATTCAAAGTTTGTGACAGGTTTAATTACCGAAGAACCATTTACTTTAATAGTGGCACTAGTTCCACTATCATAATAATAGAACTTGCCGTCAGATGGTTTGAGTGGACTGTTTGAAAATGTAGATTCTACTTTAAGACCTGCTTGAAGAACTACTCTACCCAAACTATCTTTTACTTCTCTTGTTTCATAATGGTGAACTCTATCGGTTGGTTGAACTGATGGATTGCCAGGAGCACTGCGATAAGATTCATTTACTATATCGTATAATTGCGATTCCGTCTTTGGCATATCATAATAAACATTCAACATATTATTTGTAATAGCAATCACCCAATCGTAATCAGGTGTATCATAAAATTTGTTTGATATAGTATCCAAACGCTCGTTATCTAGAATGGCATATTTTGAGAACAATGTATTATAGTTAAAAGATGATTCCGATAGTTTATATCTTTTGAAGAAATTTTTGACAAGAACATATTCCGTTTCCGAGTATGGAAATGTTAATGGTTTCTTGTCGTATTCTATGTCTGGTAAACGATTGAAGTATGCCATGATTATCTTACTGCGCCGCTTTTGATTTCTTCCGAGAATACCAACTTAAGTTCAGTTAATTCTACGGTTAAATTAATTCCTATTGGATGACCATCACTAAAAGTCATATATTGACCCTCGGTAATATAATCAACGTCCACTGACTTAATAGCGGATATTTTATATTTTGGTAGATATGGATGTTCTCCCGTTGTTCCTGCTAAATGAAAACTAACTTTACAAATGTCTGGTATTCCAATGAAATTTCTATTTTCTAATCCCAAAAATTTTTGATTTCCTCCTTTAGGTGCAGTAACTTGTTTAAATGTATCTGCTATTTTTAAAATATCTTCTGCTTCCTTCCTAGATTGAGCAATCATTTTAAATCTATATCCATGCTGTCTCAGTTGAGTTCCTCCATATAAGAGTTCTGTGTTTGGATTTAAAATGTATGTACTTGTTAAACCCAATATATTATTAGCAGAAAAGTTTCCTCCTAATCCAGGAATTGTATTTAATCTCTCTGATAGATATCTAAGACCATCTTCAATAACTCCTCCTGCAACTCCAGATATCAACTTCGTGATATCAAAGTTATTAGCTAAATCTTTAGTTTTTTGTCCCCCC